AAGCGCATATGATATTTTGTCCGGGAATACCCGAGGGAATACCCACCCCGACGATGCCCGAAAAACCGTCAATGAATGATTGGCTACGGACCAAGGTGTCGGGAGTTCGAATCTTCTCGTGCGCGGAAATATACGACGCTCGTAATACCTCGATTTTTCGGGGGTTGCGAGCGTTTTAGATTGCCGAAAAATGGAAAGTTAATTTTATATTAAAGTGAAAAATAGGGGGTTTTTAGGGGTAGAGAGGGAATACCCGAGGGAATACCCTTGACCCTTTTTGGGTAAAAAAATACCCTCCCATGTTTCCATGAGAGGGTTCAAAGGAGAAAGGAACGAATATTATTTGAGAGCATTTTTCATAGCTTTATATGTTTTCTTTCCATAGATACCATCGACCTCAAGCTTTTCGACTCTCTTCAGGATGCCGACCTTTATGGTGCGGCCTTTTTGAAAGCTCTTTACGGCGTGCTCTGTATTTGAGCCAAAATCTCCGTCTATGGAGAGGTTCTTTCCGTCTTTACCGACGAATCCTAAGTGATCCAGGTCTCTCTGCAGCATCCTTACCTCATCGCCTGTGTCCGACTTTCGGAGCGTCGGCTTTGCTGCCCGAAGCTTTTCAGGTGCCCTTGACTTGCCTTTGACTACTATCGCAGTATGTCCTTTCGTCTTTGTGACAAGGATATCGCCTGTGTAGAGTGGTGTCTTGTATGTATACGCAAACTTTTTCTCGAACAGTCCTGTCTTTTCAAGGGCAGCGGGTTCGCTTTCCGTGTTGAAATCGCCCGGATCAATTCCGGTTGCTTCTTTTACACACCCGCGCACAAGGGAAGAGCAGTCTGCTTCGGTCTTTTTCTTCGTGTCGATGCCATTCTTGATGACGCCGTAGCGTCCGCCCTGGTCATAACCGATGTTTGGGTTGTTGCAAGCGGCTTCCATTCTCTCAGCGATCTTCTTCGCATGAGTTTTGCTCTTTGGCCTGATAACATACCATCCCTTAGAACTGACATAAAACTCCTGCATCGAAACTTCGCCCTTGTAATCGGGTGTCGAAGTCTGCTTCTGGTCGCCCGCCTGACCGCCTGTGGCTCTTCCGTTTTCGGCGATTCTTGCCGATCCGATAACTATCATATATCAACCTCCGATTCTTTGTCATACTTGCTCTTACTGATTTTCAGGAGTGCTCCTAAAAACAGGTCGATTGCTGCAAGTGTTTCGACGATCTGCTCACCATAAGGAATACCCCATATAGCAGAGAGCGTTCCGTATAATGTCGCGAGCGCCGGAATAACTATCTGTGCAATATACACAAGCACATCATATACTTTGTCATTCTTGAATAACATATCTTTTCCCTCCTTAATCGTTATGGCGAATCTGGACAAGTCTTTTCACGACTTGCTCAACATTCTTATAAATAGTTTCTTTGAACTTATCAGATTGGATTCTCTTATCTACAGACTCTTTGCAAACTACATTCCAGATCAGCTCCTGCTTTATGGAGATGTAGTCGTCACTGTCTTCGATGTGGTTGAACATGATCCAGTTTACTATTTCATCAAGTGCTTTTTCTGATATGAGCTCACCGAGTTCTACTTTATATCCCTCGAACCGTGGTATGCGCTTTTCGAAGGCCTCGCAAGTGTTCCTTGCATACTCATACTGCTTTTTCATAATCATCCGCTCTCGATCAGCTTCTCCCTTGCCGAAGATAATCTTGTCAGATTTAATCTTCACAAGGCCGAGATATCCTGCGACTATCAAGAGAGCGAAGACGATGATCACCCAGATGCCTTGTCCGTTCTTAAACATGTCAATTATCGCTTCCCACATTATGTCCTCCTAGCTTGCTGATAAGTATCTCTAGTTCTTTTTCTTCTGCATCCATTACACGGTACTGCGCAAGCTCCTCTATCAGCATCTTGTTCATACGAATGAGACGGTGCATGATGTCGGCCTGATCTACCGCTATTTTTTCCATTGAGTTCATGATTTACCTCACTACTGCATAACTGTCAAAATACCATATGACGCGCTTCATGGTGTCGTAGTCGATAAAGGCATAACCTTTATTTCCCCACTGCTCGCCCCATGAATTGCGTACCTCAAAGAGTTTCGTTTCGTCATCGTAGCCTACGATAACCATCGCGTGCCCTGAGTCGCATTCCTCGATCTCTTCGTCCGTAGGCGTGTTCATAACCCAAGTGTTACCATTTATCGATCTGAAGCACCAAGCAACCGCTATCGCCACAGGATAGCCTTTATTGATCGCTTTCTTTATCTGTGTTCGGTTCTTTACCTGGTAATACTTGGTTACTTCATGACCTTTGAGCCCGTTCGCGTATGCTTCTTTGGAAGGTTTCTTGTAAAATGGTTTCTCGTTCGGCCATACGTCGGCGGAGCACGCTCCGTATTTCCTTACAGCATCAAGGGCGGCCTCTACTGTGGCTCCGTCATCGTGTTTATCCTTACCGCATCCGCATAATACCCTTGCAAGGTAATACGTAAATGTAGCCGACGGATGCCACTTAGAAGAGTGGTAGTAATAATGATCACACGCAAGGACCGCATTTGCCGTGCAGCTTCCATATACCTGTCTGTACACGGCAGGGAACTTGTTTTTAATAGATTTCCTTATCGGCAGTTCCTCTGCCATACACGGATGATCCGCGAGCTGCCAGTTCGTAAGGTTTGGTTCGGCTTTACGAATCACTCCGCCTTGGATGGGCTCAAGAATGATGTCGCTCATGTTAATCCTCCTCGTATGGTTCGCCGGTTATTTCTTCGTACTCGGCAGCGGTGATCCACTTTCCGACTGCGTTATAGACGCGAGTCTTTGACCATATTCCATCATCATAGTATTTCTTCACTTTTTCAAAGTTTTTCGAATGTTCAGTGATGCTTGAATTGTCTGCTACTTTTTTCTTTCCCATGTCACACCTCCAACTCTACATCAAGGACCATCGCCATGTAGTCGATATCGCCCCTCTGTCTTTCAAGATTTTCGTTGACCGCTGCCTGTTTCTCGGGAGTGAATCTCTCCTCCTGTTGAACGTGATTCTCGATCACATAGAGTTCGTACACGTTCCCCTCAGCGTCTTTCTTCACGTACTGCCTGTCTACTACATCGAAGGAATCTGTCACGATGATGTCGCCGTGAGTCGTCTCAATTCTCACATGATCCTTGAGGTTCTGTTTTTGATTCGATTTCACGCGAACTGTAGTGACTGCTTTTCCTGAGATATAGCGTCTTCCAAAACTAAGTTCCATTTTGTTTGCTCCTTTCTGGTGCGTTTTCTTATAATATCCTTTGCGAGCTTTTGGGTTCCGTTCGGAACGAATCGCTCGTAAATTCGTTTTTGGTTGCAATGTCTTAGCCTGCCGAGTCTTGATAGTAGACCTTGGCATTGCTTTATCGAGATATATGCCTTTCTGCGAATCTTATTCAGAAAGCGCTTGACATTTCGCTTTATTGTTAAAAGTCCATTCTTTCGAAGAAGAGTGAAACCCCTCCCAAATCTGTAGCCTAGTGCGTTTGGGAGTCTATCTCTGACTCTTGTCATTCCGGTCTTTGTGTATTCCTTATTGATTTTGTTGCTTACTTTGAAAACTTGCCAATTTCCCTTTAGTTCCATCCCGTGATCACGAAGCCATTTACCTATGAGGTTAATCGCTTTTTGTATCTTTCGTTTGTTAGGGTTGAACATGGTGAAATTATCAAGGTATCTTATTGACCGATGTATTCCGTTGTCTCTTATCGCCTGGTCTAAAGGTTGCAGTGATACGTTCCCGAACCATTGAGAGGTGTAGAACCCTATCTTGATGCCATCTTTGATTATTCTCCAGATGAGATCTAAGGTTCTTCGGTCTTTTATGAGCTGTTTCATTCTTATCATGACTATCTTCGGTGCTAAAGTATCATAGAAATGTCTGATATCACATTCCGCGCACCATCTCGTTTCTGCCGGGTTCTTCATCCACTTTTTCAATACCTTGACGCCATCTATCGCGCCACGCCCGGGAATCGAGCCACAAGTCCATCTATCCATCCCTCTCATGAGAATCGGCATGATAACTTGAATGAGCGCATGATGCACATACTGATCAGGCCATAACCTCGGCTCTTCGATGTCTCGCCATTTCTTTGCGTTTCTGTCCCAACGTCTTTTCGGAACTGTCGGGTGTTGCTTAAAATCTTCGATGATCTCTCTGAGCTTTACGACATATTCAGCTTTGTGTAGCTCTATCTCAACAACCTTCTTGTTTGGCTTTCCGGGTGAGCACCATCTGTGTGACTTGTTCACCTCTTCTACTGCCTGGAATAAGTTTTTGTTTGAGATAATCTGATCCCAAAGATTGCCTATACGTTTCATTTTATCCTACCTGCGTGCCGGTCGGTTTGCTAAACTACAGTTACATTGTGATAAGGTACTCCTTGTGCGCTCAGAAGCTTTCCATCGCCCGAAGGTGTACTAACCCCTGCCTTATCGTGCTTATCTTCACCATGAGGTGTGCGACATCTCTACCCATCTATGATTAAGGCTTTCGCCATAACCATCGATCAAAAATACAAGGACTAGGGAGCCGATGTTCGTGTTCTGGTTCGAAGCGGCGTTGTTACCGTTCAGGTAGAACAAACCGTGGTTGCGGTTCTGGTTGTAGTTACCACCCACGTGCAAGACAACGCCCGAAGCGTTGTAGTTGCAGTTGTCGCCTACATACAGGAATCGAAACCCCATCGACATGGCAGAGAAATCCCATATTTATTTTGAGCCTTTCGGCATGATTAAGAGGAATAAAGGGGGAAATGAGATTTCCCCCTTCTTGTGCTTCGCACAATTCAACCCCCGCGGCGTCAAGACGCCGAAGGTATTTTGAGGAGTCGGGAGCCGATGTCCGTGCTCTGGATCGAAGCGGCGTTGTCACCGTGCAGGAAGAACAAACCGCGGTTGCGGTACTGGCTGTAGTGACCACCCACGAACAAGACAACGCCCGAAGCGTTGTAGCTGCAGTAGTCGCCTACAAAACTGTCCTCCGTGGCTCCCGTGCAATCATCGGGGTATAAGAACCACTTGAACCCGGTTACCGATGACACTTTCATACTCTTGATATATCCACCCGCATTCGCTCTCGTTCCTACAAGCGTACCGCCTGATGTGTCGGAGAAATTTGCGGGGTTCTTTGTGACATATATGTTTGTATCGCTGAAATATATACCATCACACCAATCGTAGCAGTTGTCCCACAAACCCTCGATGTGTCTGTATTGCGTGCCACCATAGGATGTACGGTCTGCCTGATCTGTTCCTGTATGGTAAACCATCCCATCTGTATAGCCCATAGTTCTGACGGCTGATGTCGAACCTGTAGGAGCACATCCATAGCCGATCTTTTTCTGACTATCCCAGTTCGCATACTCTACAAGGTAGAGCATCCATATTGTGATGTGTGTGGCAATGTCATACTGCCAAACATTGCTTCCGAGGTTATGGATCGCGCTTCTGAACTCTGCTCTTGTCTTGCTTACCTGAGGCGCCACTCCGCTTGTAGACTTGTATGTAGATGCAGCGCAGTGATATCTGCCGACAAGAACGTAGTCTCTTTCTCCACTTCCGTCTCTGTCAGCGCATGCCGGACATACCTCAAAACCATCCTGTTCTTCTTTTGACACTTGAAGCTTCAAAGTAGACCCTGATTGAGTCCATTTATAATAGAACTTTGGTATCTTGACCATCTTTCCGCATTCCGCATCGTCTACAGTAACCATCTCGCTCCACGGCTCAATCTCATCGAATGGTGATGATCCGTTTCCATTGCTTACAGCAGGCGTTGGGTCGGTAAAGTCCTCAGCATCGTCTGTACGAGTCCATGACTGAGTAGATGAACCATCCCATGACACGCCATAAATACCCGCAAAATTGAGTCTGACGTTGTATGTAGAGGTTCCCGCAGTGACAGTGATTTTCTTCTTTGCGGTGTCCGTTCCGTCTGTAGATGTGAGTTGCACTGTTCCTGAGAAATGGATGACCGTTGTGCATGATCCTGACGCATCAAAAGAAGCAGTCTTCGTTTTTGTTCCGTTCGTTATCGTGATGCTCTGGTTATACAAGGTCGTTTCTGTTGTTGTGATGTTCAGAGTGTACGAAGGTCCGATTGATATTTCGATTTCATACTGTCCGAAATACGAAACAGTAGTTGAGCTCGTAAATGAATCTCCGTCGTATATGATAGTAGCGGTCAATGTTCCTGTGAGTTCTACACTCTCAAAGACACATTTTCCGTTGTTATCCATCGTTCCGGTCAGAGATGTGTTTCCGTCGGAAAGTGTGACTGTCTTTCCGTAGAACTCCGAGTCCTGAGTCGTTACTGTGATGATTGAGCCGCCACCTGTCTTGACCGTCGACCAATCATTCCCGACCTTTACCGAAAACTCACCGTCATAGTATCTTAAGCCGTGCACTCCGGCAGCGGAGTTTACTTTTGCATCGCCATGTTCACCGCCTGTGCTTGATATTTCTTCCATTGCGGCGTCGATGATATCCATGTTGTCATTGATGTCCTCGATTTTTGCGAAATCTGAATCTTCGGGTTTCTTGAGATTGTAGTTGGTTGTAGTGTGCATGATTTACCTCCTAGATTGTTTGGTCTGTTTTTACATCATACCAAGTCATTGTCTTAACCTGTCCCCATGTCATATCCTCTATCTGGGACCAAGTGTTATAGAGTACAGTTATCGTGTATGTCATATTGAGTGGGAGTTTTCTTTCAAGTAGCTCCTGAACCGCATCGATCATCGACTGTGATGAGAGAGCGATTTTGACATCCAGGTGTGGCCCCGGGTCGGTGATCGACGGGGTGTAGTCGATGTCCATTGTCGCATCAGGCGCGAGCGCCAAAAGGTCGCTCATGATGATCCTGTACGAATATGGGAGTTTGTCGACTACTCTCGAGTGAATAGCGAATCTCCGCTCCTCTATCGTATCATCTGCTGATGGTGTCATATCAAGCATTGATTCCCATCGCTTGACACGTTCTTCGCTCATGTTATCGAAAAAGACATCCTCATCCATCTGAGCAATCGATCCGTTCAGCTTATCCATCTGTCTGTCAATGGCATAATAGGTCTGCTCGAGGTCAGGGATGCCTTTTAGGGCGTTTGGAATAACCATTGCAACCTCCTTATGATATTGTTACTGTGCCGATGACCGGAACATCCGTCCAAGTGACACTCACGTTTGATTCAGCTCCGTTTATCTCAAGACTTGTTACATCAATGACACCCTCGATGCCGATGAGTATCGCTTCGATTCTTGCAAGTCTCACAGTTATCTCATTCTGATTAGACTCTTCCCACTCCATGCCTAACTGAGTGATATAGTTTCCGATTTTCTCAAGAGCCTGAGGCTGAATGACCTCAGGAGTGTAGCCTGTGTCGAGTGTGAGAGTAGCTTCGACATCGATCGTTTCAGATCCCGCTGCCATAACTCTGACCTTATGACAGATAGGCGCCTTTCCGTCTCCTTCGCCGTGTGATGTCTCAGGATCGATTAAGTCCTGAAGTGTTGATATAAGCTCCGCCGATGCAGGTGTCATATCTGAGCTGATAACATAGATGTCTATCCACTCAGAGCCAGGTTCACGCCTTTTAGGTTTGCACCCGCCGACGCCTTGCTGCGCGTCTACGTATAACCGATAATCTGCTTTGTTTCCACCGAATGCAGTAGCGGAAAAAGAATCTATGATGCGGTTTCTGAAAACCTCTTCATCCTCATCATCTGTTCCAAGGATTACAACCTCAATAATCTCACCGCCCTGATATCCGTCGATGTAATCAACCGGATCGAGTGCCCCTGTGGTTGCATTCGCGTCTACTCCCGGCTCGTCGCATTGCATAAGGTATGTGTTTTCTTCATCCTCGACTTCTTC